TTTTCTGCTTTCTTTTCTCTACTGTTAGAGTGTAAGCATACTCACCATTGTCACTTACATAATCTTCTATAAACTTATACTCTAAATGTAAACCAAGATCAATCAATATTTTATTAGCTTCTTCTATGCCTACTTCAAATCCTTCTGACTTGTAGCTATCATTAAATACTATCATCAGCTTGCTCCTTCCATACTCTAAGTCGGATATAAAATCCATCTTCTTCACTGTCCCAATTATAGTCAAAGTTCTCACCATAGTGTTCTTGTAGTACACCTATTAACTCATGTTCAAATTCTTCAGGCATCTTCTTCCTCCTCTACATAACAAAACTGTATAGACTTTTCATCTTCTCTTGGATCAATCCATTCCAAGAAATTATCCACTGTCATAATCTCATTTGGTTCATACCATCTTATACATTGATCCATTGCTGATGCCTCATCTTCAGCATCAACACAATGATTTAGTTCAAACATAACAGTTCGATAAGTTTTTATATTATATGTCTTCATCTTCTTTCTCCTTTGGGTAGTAAACATCTACAATACTCTCACACTTAGGACAAGTCAAGTTAGTAACCATGACATAAAATTCATCATCTATATCATGGTCACCACCCCAGATTAACTCAGTGTTACAGTGCCAACAGTTCATAACCACCCCATCACTTTAGCGTTTCCTATGCAGATCATTACACACGTAACAATGTGCATAATGATCCACAACACCTTACCCGACTGCTTCAACTTGCCACCAATCAGGTGTAGCAGAGTGCGCCCACTTTGCAAAACTGTTCTTAGCACCCATGTAGTAGTTACGATATGCTGTGACAGTATCTTCATGCTTGTACTCATCTGGCATACACTGTGGTGGTGGGATTAACTCAGCGTCCCATGCAGAAAACTCTATATTCTCTGGATAGCTAAGTAAGAAGGGTAACAGTCTGGCAGATTTGTGTACCTTGTCGTACCTTCTTGTATACTCTTTACAAAGTCTCTCAAAAAGCATGAATGTCCACTGATAAGCACCTTGGTTAGAACGTACCCAGACAGCAGAAGGATGGTTTTTGTGTGTACACTTGTACAATCCTACTATGTCTGCCTTGTCGTCACCATCTAATACACGGTGTGCAGTGGATAACAACTGGGCAGTTTCTAAGATCATCTTGACCACGTGTTTGTCGCAATGATACTCCGCTGATTTGGTGAAGCTTTTGTCTAGGTAAAATATGTTCACTTTAACTTCCAGTAAACTTTATCTTGAACGAACAACTGTTTAGCTTCTGGGTCTGGTGATTGACCACCTTCTATGTAGTGCCACTCGGCACCATTATTGTAGTCTTCTTGTATTTGGTTTAGATAGTCTGATTGTGTGGCTGTTGCCATTGTTAAGAAAAGTAATATTGCTAACATATTTAACTCCTATTGTTGCTACACTTAGTACACTATGTAAAGAAACCTCTATTGTAGTACTATGTGTACTAAGTGTATAAAATAGCATAAGACAAAAGTATTGTCAAGTGCTAATTTAAAACTGTTGGAATATTTTCAAAATAATTTTGACTATATTCTTCAATTGCCTCGTTTACAAAGTACATTGGCTCGCGTTGGTTATATATAGCAAGATCAACCAAGTGTTCAATGTCTTCACGTCTTGCACCCTTTTGTATTAATAGTTCAACTAAAATTATTGTGTCGTTGTCAATCATAAGAATAACCTCCGATGTACAGATCATATCTTTTTTGTCTCTCAGAAGTGGATTTAAACCAATATGGTAACATATCGTATTTACGTTCTATCATGTCACAAAATTCAATGTAGCTAAGTGGTTCTTCAATGTGGAATTGAACATTTATAGCACCATTGCCCTCGTTGCTAATGAAATAATTAGTATAGCCTAATTTTTCCAAGTGTTTTAAAAGTTCTTCTTTTGTCATATCAAGTTTATCGTTGGTAGTGACAAAAGAAATAGCATAGTTGCCAAGAATATAGCAAATAGTATGTAGTCGTAAAAGCTTTTCATTTTTAACCTCATTTGTTTTGAGTGTACACTATAAAAGAACTATTTATTATGTCAAGTAAAAAAAAAATAAAAAAAGTACTTGACCATGTGTTTTAAGTGTGCTAAGTTGATTTTGTCTTAAACAAAGTAACGGAGAAAAACAATGAGAATAGAAACATTGCCACTGGATAACGGAACTATCGGATTTCGTTTTACTATCAAAAACAGCAAGAACAAAGTTCTTTTTGCCGGTATTGCTAAAAACCACGTTACTAAAAACAAGTGGTTAAAAATTAAGTCTTTAAAAACTTTTAATCAAATTAGTATTGGGTACTATACTTTATATTTGCAAAAAACTATTAGCAAAACTAGGAAATTATCAGACGGTTTTACTACTCCGAGATATTTTTTTAACGTCTAGCAAAAAGGTCAAGGTGGTAATTAATTTTACCACCTTGAATTTTTTATTTGACATTGTTTTATTTATCTATATATTAGGTGTATAAATTAATAAAACAAATGGAGAATACAAATGTTAGTAAAAGACGCAATCGAACTAGGTAAAATCTCAAACGGTAATACAAAAATGCCGGGAACCACATTTTCAATTGATGCGTTTGCGTGTCAAACTGGATCAAAGTTAGCTAAAATAAAGGGTACTAGTTGTAACAGTTGCTATGCACGTAAATTGCAAAAGCTTAGACCATCGGTTGACATGGGTTATAAGTTAAACCTTGCAAAGTACAACAAGGCATTATCAGAGGACAAATTGTTTACTTGGGTTTCTGCAATGGTGTTTCAAATCGAGAGACAAGCTGAAAAGACTGGTGTTTATTATCATCGTTGGTTTGATGCCGGTGATTTACAAAGTGAACAAATGTTCAAGGCAATTTGTCTTGTTTGTGAACGTACACCAAAAATTAAACATTGGTTGCCAACACAAGAGCGTAATTATATAAATGTTTTGTCTATACCGTCTAATTTATGCGTTCGCATTTCAGGTGCAAAAGTAAATGGTAAATCAAACACATTATATAATAACGCTTTTAACTTAGCTGGCATTTGTACGAGTACTGTCCACACAAAAGACAAAGAACCAATAGGACAAGAGTGCAAAGCTTATACCAGAAATAATAATTGTGGTGATTGTCGGGCGTGTTGGGATACTACTGTTAAGAATGTATCATACAAAAAACATTAATTAATATGTAAGAAATAATAATAGAACCCGTCTAATTAAATATGAACAAAACAAAATTGGCGAATATACGCAAACAGATTGATCTATCAGGTGATAGCATTCTAATGAAATTAAATCTTTTAAGTGATAAAGAACTCAATAAATTTATAACTGTATTTAAAGAATACGATAAAAGTTTAGATAAAAATACATAAAGTTTATTCTCCCAAACTTGGCAAGGTGTTATTAATTTAGCACCTTGCATTTTTTTATTTGACATTCTTTTAAAAAAAATAGTACACTGATAGTACTACAAATTTTAAACCTAGAACAAAACAAGAACAAGGAGAATTAAATATGAAAACCGGAATGACAATACACGACATTGAAAAAATCGAATTTAGAAAAAACCTTACAAGATTAGATACTGGTACATACAGTACTCATCTTATAATAACGGATGAAAAAGGGTTTGAACTAGATATAGTTTTATTCTCTGATGATGCAGAAACTTTAAAAATAAAGAACAAATAAACAAACTTAAAGGAGAATACTAATGGATTTATTAAGAACACCGTCAGAATATGTAAATGATTACATGGAAGCTTTTAATGATACTTGTTATGGTGACGGATTAACTTATTTAAAAGACGGTATCAATAATTGTATTGAGTTAAATAAACTACCACAATTTATGCACATTGATTATGCGTTGGAAGTTTTAAAAATTGTTAATTATCTAAAATTGTGTTCACCAAGATTACGTAAAAAATTAACTGCGGTTGGAAAGCCATACTATTTAAAGACTCCCGTAATAAAAGTAAGAGGTGGTAAACCAACACGTAATTATTAAATAAACAAACTCAAATTAAAACCCAGCGTGTAACAGCGTTGGGTTTTTTTGTCTTAGCAATGTTCACGATATGTTCCTAGCGTTTTAAGAACTTCTTAGAGCGTCTGTAATACATTTATATAGTAACATACCAGCCAACTAATAAAACGATTGTAACAAGCTTAAAACAGCGTACAGCGTATATTCTAAGTAATACTAGCGATAACATAACTATATCAACTAAATGTATATCTATTGAACACACTCGCTAACACCTAGATTTTTTAAACAACACTGAACCACAATGTAAACACATTGTAATCAATAGCTTACCAATACTGTTACACGTGAAACACGGGCTATTGTGTACCATAAATACAACACATTGTTGCAATCTGGACACAAACTGGTACAATGTGTGACATATATGTAACAGTAGAACCCCCCCGTGGTGTAGTATAATGTTAATTGTTGTCTGTCCACATTTTTTGGGGTATTTTAAAATACGCTATTGACTTTAGTGCTACACTATGATATAATTTAGTTAACATAGGAGTACTCCATGCGTTTCGAAGACTACAAAAATCCAAAGACAATAGACAAAAAGCTTACCAAACGTGAACAACGATTTGTACAATATCTCGTAGATGACAAGATGGATGTTGTCTTAGCCTACGAGAAAGCTGGGTACACGGGGAAGAACAAGGGTGTATTTAAACACCGTGCAAACAGAACACAAAGATACCTTTGGACACACATAGAATCTAGGATCAAGGAGAAAGTATCTGAAACAGCTACAACTGCTCTAGGTGTACTAGAAGAACTACTTGGTTCAGAGTCGGACACAGTGAGATTAAATGCAGCTAGGGACATCCTCAGTAGAGCAGGATACGATGCTGTACAGAAGCAAGAAACCACTTTGAAAGATGTCATAGAGCTTACAGACGAAGAGATAGACAAGCAGATACAGAAGCTGGTAAAAGACAACGTGGTAAAGTTTCCGAAGGAAGTAAAATAGTTGGACAAAGGTAAAGTCTTAGAGCTTCTCAAAGAAAAGAAACGCAGGGTAGAAGAAAACAGAATTAAAGACTACGAGTCCTACGAGTACCAAAAGAAGTTTCACTCTGAGGGCAAGGGAAGCGCACAGCGTATTCTGATGGCAGCTAACAGGGTGGGGAAAACATTCTGTGGAGCAGCAGAGACAAGTTACCACATGACAGGGTTGTATCCTGAGTGGTGGGAGGGTAAAAGATTTGACCACCCGGTAAGAGTTTGGGCAGCAGGTGAGAGTAATGATACCACCAGAGATATTATACAGAAAGAATTATTTGGAGTACCCCAAGACCCTAGCAAGTTAGGACACGGTTCAGTACCCAAAGAACAGATAGTAAGCACAGTACGTAAACCCGGAGTACCCAACGCCTTTAGTTCTGCACTTGTCAAACACAAGTCAGGGGGTAACTCCAGCATAAGTTTTAAAGCCTATGAACAGGGGTTCGAGAAGTTCATGGGCGAGGCCGTGGATGTTGTCTGGCTTGATGAGGAACCTAAACAGGAAATCTTCAGTCAGTGTATAACCAGAACAGCAGACACAGGGGGTATTGTCTATATGACGTTTACCCCGGAAAAAGGGATGACTCAGGTAGTAAGTTCTTTTTTAAACGAACTGAAACCGGGTCAATCTCTGATAACTGCTACTTGGGACGATGTGGATCACTTAGATCCATCTACCAAGGAACAGTTATTGTCAGTTTATAGCCCTGCTGAGAGGGATATGAGATCAAAAGGTATACCTGTATTTGGCTCAGGTTTGATCTTTCCTGTATCAGAAGAGGACATCACTTGCGAAGACTTTGAGATACCTAAACACTATCTTGTCTTAGCTGGTATAGATTTTGGATATGATCACCCCACGGCACTCAGTTGGGTAGCACTTGATCCAGATAACGATATAATATACGTCTACGATGAATACAGGAGAAGCAAGGAAACACCTATTACACACGCAGCAGCGTTGAACTCTAGGTCTAGGGGTATCCCGGTAGCTTTTCCTCACGATGGTTTACAACACGATAAAGGTTCTGGAATACAGTTAGCACAACAATACAGAGAC